GAGATCATCATAGGAGTCTGTAACACGATGGCTATCCTCATTTCTGAGGCAGAACCATCGAAGCAGCGCTTCCTCGTTACACAGTGTCGAGGTGTCCTCTTTGCGGGTAACCGCAGAGGGCACGTAGTACTCGTAGCACTGAAGGAACAAGTTGTATCGGCGACGCCCGTACTTTCTGGCGTCAATTCCAGGTAGGAGGTTTAACCAACCTACACCGTGGGAGCCGATAGGGAGCAGACGTTGTTCAGTCCACTCCCGGACAACTTGCGCCGCTCCACAAAAGCCCTTCTGCCGTAGCTGAGATTCCTTAGCTATGGTAGAGAGGAGCCGGGTGGAGTCCTTGCGCTGGTCACAGCTGTTTGGTGTATAATTTAAATACACCGGGGTTATGTCAAGGCCATTATAATAATGGCCACCACATGACTCCCTGAACAGGCTCCGACTGTACGATTTTGCCCCATTAACCCGCATGCCATATTTAGGCAAACAGGAGGTAACTAAATCGTAGTACGATGACGGTATTACAATGTCATCACCATACACGTAAACCTGCTCTGCAGCACTTCGGTAGTCATCTCGCGCACTGTGATAAATTATTGCTCTTATGAGAGCCCAGTGTACAAGTCCCATGATTGGAAAGCATAAAGCCGACCCCATGGGCGCGAACTTATCTGTGAAGAAACGTTCGTCGGACTTACCGGGAATGCCGACCCTATCAATCGCCTGCGTACTCAATGCAAGCAACACGTCATGCAGACGAGTACCTTCGAAAAGGAGACTCACCAAACGTCGAGATATTAGATCCGACGCCATAGACATGTCAATTGTGCAGAAACCCTGCACCTCACCCGAAGGTGAGGCCACTGACCCACTCTGGGCCAGACGGTTATTGATTGACTGGTCGTCGAACACAACACGCCCCTTAGTAAGCGGGTGTTTAGAAACAGCATCATACAACATACGCCTCACGGCTTGTTGCATGTACTGCACCTCGTTGTGCTCGATACAAATACCCCTAAGCTTACCCCATTTCTTTGGGACAGCTTTGAACCTAGAGGTCGGGAGGTCGCTTCTGCGCGGCGAAACATAGTTGCGCATAACGAAATTGTCACCGTGTACTTCGGCCCTGCAGAAGGGAGGTGTGAACCACCCCTCAGGGTCCTCAAAACCGAAGTAAGTTTGCTGAAAGTCAGTATGCATACGGTATCGCATACTGTGCTTGCCGTTTGTATTATCATATACGGCACCAGGTCCAGGTCGAGGTATACACCTCGTGTCTGTGTCGGGATTTAGATCCCGGACCACGCAATGTATTGCGGATCTGGCACTAACGAGGAGCGGATCAGTCGCATCGAAATCGATGGTACGTAACCGCTTGTCCTCACTAGTAAGCGCGTCCCAAAGGGACGCTTCAGCTTTAACATCATCTGCACCGCCTCGGAACTTTCCAAAGGCGTTACAAATCGCGTAAAGACCCTTCATAGCCACTTCGTTGCCGGCCAGCACTGCGCTGGTCAGCCCACCCAAGAAGACCGGGCGAGCCGTACGGCGGTCAAGTTTAAATCCGCTAAATGACGCAGATCTGCCTTCCAAAATGTTGAGGAAGTCCTCGATGTACGAAGGTAGCAACCGGCAGAAGAAGTGATATCCCTCATGGGAACCCCTTACTGCAATGGTTTGGGAATCTTTTACACCGCCCCGGTAATCGGGAACGGCACGCATGATGTCTTGGATTAGTGATTGCAGAAATGCGGTCATAAACTCCACATCTCTACCCTTAGCCTCATGGCTTTTCAGAGTTTCCATTCGGATAGTCTCCATGCCATGAGCTAACGCCACCTCTCCTAACCACTCTCACTACTGTACGTGATCGTCCCGTTTAACCGGGACTCGTCGTACACGGTTTTAAGCCCGATAAGGGCGGCCGTGGCAAGCAGTGTGAGAGCAACAACCAAAACAACGTCTTTTGCATTCATGGTCTACTCCAAATATCGACCGCGAAAGCCAGCAATAAAGCCAGCCTCAGCGAGAAGATTAGCGAGAAGAGTCAAACCGCACTCAACATCATCGTTCTCCGCGCCCTTGGGCACAGAGTATGTAATGTTGAAAACGTGTGGCTCCCATGAAGGTACCTCTACAGTACCCATATTCCGATTAAACGAAATCTGGGCCAAGCCTCGATTCCTACCCTGCCGTGTGGTGGAGTAGGAGACGCGGAACGATTCCATATTGTCCGTGTCAGCTTGGTCACTGGTGTAAACGCTTCCGAGAGGTTGCGTCACATCTTGATAGTGATATGTGAAGGTATGAAGGACGGGTGTACCCTGGTTATCGTTGATGGTTATAGGTTGAGTTGTAACGAGACTCATGGTTGTTTCTCCTTAGTATAATTAAAAGCCGTGACGTGGCTGTATAACGTCGCACAATTGCGAGGAACAACAAACTACTTAAACAAGTTCATGACGACACCCATCCCTATTAGCATCTGCCGATTCTTCGGCTTCCGCAAACGAGGATAAAGTACACGGGCAAATTCGCCACGAGGCAGCCGCAGATAGTCTTTAACGACATAACCTGCGAGAAGGGGGTATCCTCCCTTCACGGGTTGACCATTAACAATTATGACACGTCCTGTGTAACATTTGGACGTATCTAGGGTCATACCCGACTGCGTGTATAAAGCTATGGACTCCCCGAAAATGGGGTCTAGTATGGACGCATCTTGCGACCTATCTAGTAATGCCAAAGCTCTTCCAACGCCTAGACAGTAATCAAGTAGGAAGGAGAGCGGAATCATATTCCACACATCTTCCTTGGTAACGTCCAACCCGAAATACGGGATGAGACGTGCCAAACTGTCTTTCAACGGATAAGTGTATTTATACGACATAAAAGCCGTATACTTATACCACTGAAGCATGCCACGTAAGAAACAAGGGTATGTTCCGTACTGTGACACTTGAGCGTTGGGCACAGCAGTTGCCGAATGGTAAGAAGTATTGAACTTTGTCCCATCCTCCCTGAACTCCTCATACGCTTCCTTCAAGAATGCTTGTGTTGCCTCTACCATATTCCGTAAATCGGAGAGGAGAGGCGCGTATGCAAGATTGTAACTCAGGAACGCACCCACTGTTAGATTGAACCCAGATCCCAGGGCGTCAGAGGGACCTCTCCCGGCCAGTTGCTGGCCTTTACGTTGTAAAAACTGGAGAGCCTTCCATTGCCGACGAGCATTAAGCAGCTGGATACCCAGCTTAACTAAATGCTTGAAATCTTTGAGCTCCCAAATGAACATAGAGAGATCAAAGTCGGATCTGAACTGCGGTACCATGGTATCCATAGCTTCGCCACGGGCCGTTTTAACGGTCGTGGAAGAAAGAAAAGAAGCGGGATATTGCGGTCCATCACTGATGGGAGAACCCTCGAAAGGGAAATAGCTGCACTGAAAGTGCTTAGCCTTACCGTCAGTTCGGACCACTTGCAGCGCGAAGTTTTGCGCCTGCATGGACATGGTACTGTGGTAGCAGTAATGGTAAAATCTTGATTTCGTCATGAGCGCTACACCACGTGGTAGTAGTACGTCATCCATCACCTCCTCATAAATAAGAGGAACAGGTAAAGAGATATCCGCCTTTCCATTGAGAATGGATTGGTAGAAACTCAATGCATAGCTCTCTGTCCAGAATGGAAGATAGCGAGGGGAACTATAAGTTGTTGAACTAATAGCTTGTTTCCCCACAGTCTGGGAAGACTGCGCATTCCTGACACGGTGTCTGATGTTCTGTGTCTGCTCGTAATCGAGCTGGACCAGTTGTCCGTACTGATTACTCATAAGAAACCTCTTGGTTAAGTAGTTGTGCCACCCCCACACCGG